AGGTGGAGCTACACACAATGGTTCTGGAACAATAGCAGGTACAGGCGGTGTTGGAGGTGGTGGTAATGGTGGAAAAACAGGGGGAACTACTAGAGCCAATGGAACTGCAAACACAGGTGGTGGTGGTGGCGGTGGTGAATATATAACTGCGGGAGGAAATGGTGGCTCAGGCATCGTCATTATTCGCTACCCAAACACATTTGCAGACGCAGTATCAGTAACCAATGGTACTAAGACAAGTATCACAGGATTTACTGTGTATACGTTTACATCTTCTGGCTCAATAACATTCTAGGACTAACATGAGTGATCGTATTGGTGGCCTAATCACAGGAACATTAAACCCTTTGACATCTTTGCCTACTGCAACTGTAGAGTATTTGGTTGTGGCTGGTGGTGGTGGGGGAGCTGGTGGAGCAAGTGGCGGAGGAGGCGCTGGTGGTCTTCTTACTGCTACGGGATATGCAGTTACTTCTGGCTCAAGTATTACCGTTACTGTTGGAGCTGGTGGGTCTTCAGGTTCAACATACAACGTATCTGGATCAAATGGAAATAATTCTATTTTTGGTTCTATTACTGCAACTGCTGGCGGTGGCGGCGGTGCGTATGGATCAAATGGATCAAATGGTGGTTCTGGTGGGGGTGCTTATCAAAGCACTACAGCAGGAACAGGAACATCGGGTCAAGGATATGCTGGTGCTGTTGGAGTAACTAGTTCAGATGCAACCACTGGAGGAGGCGGGGGCGGTTCTGGTTCTGCGGGTACTTCTGGTGTTACCAATGTACAAGCTGGTCAAGGCGGAACTGGAACTGTTTCAAGTATTACAGGATCAAAACAATTTTATGCTGGTGGAGGTGGAGGTGGTGGCTATGCTGGATCATCAAACACATCGGCTGGCGGTAATGGTGGTGTAGGTGGCGGGGGTGCAGGCGCACCAGGAAACGGCAATGCTGGAACCCCTCCAACTGCTTTAGGAGGGGCACCAAATGGTGGAAACGCTTCACCAAACGGTATGGGTGGCGCAGGTGGCGCAAATACTGGTGGAGGTGGTGGATCGGGGGCTTATTCTGCTTATGTAAGCTTCACAGCGGGCGGTAATGGCGGTTCAGGCATAGTAATCATTCGCTACCCAGCCAACACAGCACCTCCTGCATCTGTTACTGGTGGCCCACAAGTCTTCTACAATTCGGGCTATCAGATTTACGTTTTCACAAGCAGTGGAACAATCACATTTTAAGGAGTTAACATGGTAACCCAAGAACGTCTTAAAGAAATGTTTGAATATCGAGAAGATGGTCATTTAATACGCAAAAAAAATACATCTCGTCTTGGTAAAGCGGGCGATGTTGCAGGTTCTTTAAAAGCAACAAAAGATTATTACACCATTGGTCTTGATGGGAAAAGGTATCAAGCTCATAGACTTGTATTTTTATATCACCACGGATTTTTACCAGAATTTGTAGATCACAAAAATGGCAATGGATTAGATAATAAAATTGAAAACTTAAGAGTTGCAACAAAATCAGAAAATTGTCGAAATAGAACATTACACAAAAACAATCGATCTGGATTTAAAAATGTTGCTTGGGTAAAAAGTAATAATGCTTGGAGCGTTTCTTTAAGTTTCAAAGGAAAGAAAAAACACATTGGTTTTTTTCAAGACATAGAACTTGCTGATTTGGTTGCACAAGAGGCAAGAGATTTGTATCATGGCGAATTTGCCAATCATCATTAAGGAGAATATTTTGAGTCATTTTGCCCATATTACAAACGGAATTGTCGATCAAGTCATCGTTATTGATGCTGAAACACTAGCAACAGGTCATTGGGGCAACCCATCTGAGTGGGTACAAACTTCATACAACACAATTGCTGGTGAACATAAACTTGGCGGTACTCCTTTGAGAGCCAACTATGCTGGTATTGGTTATGTTTACGACAAAAACAACGATGTTTTCCATGCTCCACGCCCAGTAGACAGAAACGGTGTTTCTTGCGATTCATTCACGATTGGCGCACCCACATGGACATGGGTAAATCCTGTTGCTATGCCTGTTCATGAAGGCAAAATCTATGCATGGGATGAGCCTACAAAGGCTTGGGTTGATGTAACTCCTGTGGTTGAAGCCACTCCAACTCCCACACCTGAAGTAACCCCAACACCTACACCTACACCCTCAACTGGAGCCTAATATGGCGCAGTATTCTGGACTTTGGACGCTATCTCAAGTCAGCCAAGCTGTCAAAGCACAGAATTGGACTGGAATTGCTCCTCCTGTTGTTGAGTACCTTGTGGTTGCTGGGGGAGGCGGTGGCGGGTATTCTTGTGGAGGCGGTGGCGGTGCTGGCGGTGTAATTGCTGGGCTTACATCTGTTACTCAAGGGACACAATGTTGGATAACAGTTGGCGCCGCTGGTAGTGGCAGTTCAAGTACAACTGGCGGTACAGGCGGAAATTCTGTTTTATTAGCCGCTTCATCTGGATCGTCTGCAGGTAATTTTGTAGCAAATGGTGGAGGTGGTGGCGCATCAAACACTGTTGGTGTTGCAGGTGGTTCTGGTGGTGGTGGAGCAACTCTTGTTACAGCGGCAAATGTAGGTGGATCTGGCACAAGTGGTCAAGGAAATGCTGGAGGTACTGCAAATGCTTCATATTATGCTGGTGCAGGTGGTGGTGGAGCAGGAACAATAGGATTAAATGTTTCGCCAATTTCTGGCGCATTTGCTGGAAATGGTGGAGCAGGCATAGCATCATCCATAAATGGCACAGTTACCACTTATGCGGGTGGTGGTGGAGGTGGTAGTAATGGTACAGGAGGGAATGGTGGTGTTGGGGGTGGTGGAAATGGTTCATCAACAACATCAGGCTCGGCGGGATCAGCAAATACTGGCGGCGGTGGAGGCGGAGGAGCATATGTTTCAAATGGAGCCGCAGGTGGTTCAGGTATTGTCATCATCCGTTATCCATCAAGCTATAAACTAGCCGCATCCACTACTGGAATTCCAAGCCAAACAACTGCGAATGGGTACATTGTGTACACATTTACTGCGTCTGGTTCAATCACTTTTTAAGGAGTTAATCATGCAATTTTTAAAAGAAATCAGAGAACATTTGAATGAGTTTGAAACTGATGTTTCAGATGAAATGCACCGCTTTATTGATTATTTGCACACCAAATATCAAGAACCTGGCCCAGCAATTGTAAAACCACCAGCACCTATTGCAATGCCTACACCTGAGCCAACATTCATTGCTCCAGTTCTTGATACTGTTGAACAACCCGTGGAGACTGAAAATGTTGCTAATAGTGATACCCCTGTTTCTGCTGATTCTTCTCCAGTTGTGGATACACCAGTTGTGACCGAAGAGGCTCCTGCCGAGCCAGTAGAAGAAGTGCAACCTGAGGAGAAAAATCAGGCATGAATTTGTCCAGAAAGAATGAACTTGGCCAATTTGGGATGTTTTCCCGCATGGCAAGCCACGCACAACACTTGAATGTTGTCGGGGTTAGTTCGTTCTACTGGATGTTGAGAATGCGATTTAATATGGTGTCCTTGAAGGTTATCAGTTGCTCCGCATTCTTCACACTTGCCTCTTTCTTTTACAAGATCTGCAATTACGCGACGAGATTTATGTGTTCGTTTAGAAGACCCATTATTCCATTTTGGATGGTTGGCTCCAGACATTTTTCTGCCTCTGGCCAAAGCCATGCATGGTATAGAACAATAATCTCCCGTTCCACCATTGCCTTTTCTTGTTTGAAATTCTTTTCCACATTCTTTGCAACAATGATCAATCATTGTTTTGCCTTTGGTGGGTTTGATTTTGTGAGAACATTCTTTAGAGCAAGCATTTGTTTTTCCACGATAATGAGCTTTAAAGATTTGAAATTCTTTTGTGCAAGCGGGACAGATAAGAGTAATCTTTCCTCTCCCTTCAAGTTTTCTATTGGAGTTTGTCATGGCTGAAAAGAAAAAGTGGATTCAAGATGCTATTAAACCACAAAATCGGGGCTCTTTGCATAAAGCCTTGGGTGTGCCTGCTGACAAAAAGATTCCAGCTAAGAAATTGGCCGTGAAATCCACTGATTCACCCAAGATGGCAAAGCGCAAAACATTGGCCAAAACACTCATAGGTTTTGATTAAATGGCTGATACAGAAAAAGATTTGGCTGTCCACGTTGCTGTGTGTGATGTTCGGTACAACCATATTGCACAGTCTTTGAGGGAAGGGGAAAAGCGCATGACCAAAATAGAGTATTTAATCTATGGGGTCATGCTCTTGGTCCTTCTTGGCCCAGGCGTTGCGGGGGCATTTTTCAAACATTTTTTTGGGATGTAACAAATTGACCCATTCACCCTTGTCGCTCTTGCATCTGGCGCATTCAAAATGTGCAAAGATGCGTGTGAGATGTACAAGGAGGGAAGGCAAATTGTCACCGATGCAGTCAAGGAAATTGATGGCGTCGTCAAGGATGTAAAGGCGGTACAAAAGAAAGCCAAAGGACTTCTTGGTTTTTTAAGTGCTGTCTTTGGTAAGAAAGAAGAAGTTCAACCAGAAGTTGCACAACCAGTAAAGAAAGTAAAAAAGAAGAAAGAGCCTCCACCAGAGTTTGACGAGAACCTCATTTACCAACAGGTCAGTGATGCTCTCATCAAGTTCTTCCAAGCGTACAACGCCTTGAAGAATTACGTTAAAGAACAGGAAGAATTTGCTCTCCATGCAAATAATGATGAAGGCCAAGAGGCCGCAATCAAGATAACGATTGCCAATTTGCAGATGGAGAAGTTGAATACGGAAATGAGTGATTACATGGTGTATCACGTCCCTCTTGAATTGAAGGATTTGTACACCCGAGTAAATCAACAGATTGGGCATATTGCCAACGTGCAGGCTCTAGCAAAGCGAGAGGAAATGCTGAAGGAGCGTAATGCAAAATGGCAACGTCGTCAAAAGGCAGACTTAATCAGGGGAAGAATGGTGGCTTCAGTAATTACAGTGCTGATGCTAATGTGGATATGGCTAATGATTCTCAGCATGACACACTCGCCATCCTACTGATTGTTGTTCTATTGGTTGTTTTGTTGTTGTTGATTCCGTTGATTGCTTGGATGTATGTGGACGTGAGGCAGATGGAACTGAGGGTCAACAAAGCTTTGACAAGGATTGAAGGCAAATGATTAAAAAATCCAATTTTCTATACACATCAATATTGATATGTATATTTTTGCCGTTTTTTATTACAAGTTGCAATGACACTTATAGGTATTATTGCCAAGACCCTGACAACTTTGGCAAAGAGCGTTGTCAAAAGCCCAGATGTGAATTCAATCAAGATTGTCCCGAGTATTTAGTCGCACCCATTTTGGAGAAAAAAATTGAAGGAACTACTACTAGCATTCCTCAACAGCCCCAAGGAACGCCTCAATGCCGATGAGATAGAGATTAGGGTCCGATCATTTGTGATCATTGTTGTGACCCTGATTCTGGCGTTTATTGTGATGGCACTGCTTTATTCGGTGACCTTTGTGTCTCAACCGATCAAGGCCATGGCCCCTATTGATCAAGCCTATACCAAGATGCTCAACGACATCGTTTTGCTGATTGTGGGCGGTATTGGAGGCATTCTGACTAAGGGACTGACCAATGAAGCCCAAAATATGATGAATGCGGCGAAAGCGAACAAAGATGCTTATGTGGCACCTCCTCCCCCACCGCCTGCACCAATCATCATGACGGCCCCAAATCCATCATGGACACCACCTCCTCCACCTGCTGGACCACCGACTCTTGAGAGCGAAGACGAGCGTTTAAGAACGGCTCACGCAAGAGAGAGTGTGCGAAATGCTTAGTTGGCTGTCATGGTTCTTTGACGACCTGTTTTACTGGATTGCAGTCATTGCAACGGTCGCAGGAGCCATCGCATATGTACTGAGTTATCTTGTAGGGTTTTTCCCTATGTTAAAGCCCCACGCCCTCATCATGAAGGCAGTGGGTTTGTTGTTGGTTATCGCAGGAGGTTACTATGTCTCAGATCATCACGGTTATCAAAGACGGGTTGACGAAGATAAAGCAGAAATTGAGCGACTTAATGGAGAAGCTCGCGCAAAAGAAGTCGAACTCGGACAAAAGCTCGCAAGAGCCACCAGCCAATTGAAGCAGGCCAAAAATGACATTAAGACCAAGCAAGCTTCTATCAATGCTCGGATTGACTCTGGCGAGTTGCGCCTCCCCACCTCCTGTGGTGTACAAGCCAGTGCAGATGCCCCCAATAGAAATCAAGCCAATGGAGCCGAATCTGACCGACAGGCTATTAAAGATATTGTCGCCATCGCCTCAGACGGAGACAAAGCAATCGTCAAACTCAACGCCTGCATCAGTCAATATAACGAAGTGATGCAAACGGTTAATGAGGGGGTCAAATGATCACTGCTGAACAACTCCACCAAATGGACATTGGTCCTCAGTGGCTGGACCCTCTCAATGAGACCTTTGACCGCTGGGGAATCGATACTGCGGAGGAGCAGGCTTGCTTTATTGGCCAGTTTTCCTATGAATCCAACCACTTCAAGGACCTGAGCGAGAACCTGAACTATAAGCCTGAAACGCTTATGAAGTTGTGGCCAAAGCGCTTTCCAACCATGCAGGAAGCCTTAATCTATGCTCACCAGCCAGAAAAGATAGCTAACCACATCTATTCCAATAGGATGGGCAACCGAGACGAGAAGTCTGGGGACGGATGGCGGTTCAGGGGTTCGGCAATCTGTCAATTGACTGGCCATGACAACTTCTGGCACGCAGGCCAAGCCTTGGGGGTTGATTTGGTTCACAACCCAGATTTGGCCCGTACACCCAAGTATGCGGCCGCAATTGGGGGTTGGTTCTGGAAAACGCATGGATGCAATCAACTGGCCCAAGCCAAAAACTACTTGGCATTAACTAAAGTCATCAATGGTGGTGAATTTGGAGCAAAAGAGCGTGAGGCCGTCATGCACAAATGCGAACGCATACTGAATGCTTGATTAGAAGGGTCTGGGGGACTAAAATGAACAAAATATTTTTTGATGGGAGTTGGCATGGCAGACGCTAGTGTTATGACGTATGACTCTCTTGTCTTGAACATTCAGACCTATTTAGAGCGTACTGATACCACGACAATTGAGAATATTCCGCTCTTCATCATGTTGGCGGAACAAGTCATTGCCTCTCAAATTAAGTTTTTGGGCAATTTAACGGTCCAAGAATCAACCATGGTGGCGGGCAGTGCAATCATCCCCAAGCCAGCCAGATGGCACAAAACAGTCTCCTTTAACATAGCAACAGCAACGGGCAATCAGCCCGTTTTGCTTAGAAAATACGAGTATTTGAAAGAGTATTGGCCTGTTCAGACCAATACAGCAACTCCTTTGTACTATGCTGACTATGACTATGATCATTGGTTAATAGCACCGACACCAGACCAAAATTACTCTTTTGAGACTTTGTACTATCAAAGAGTACAGCCTTTAGACAGCAACAATCAAACCAATTGGTTCACCCAATATGCTCCTCAGGCATTGCTTTTTGGCTCGCTATTGCAGGCCATGCCTTTCTTGAAGAATGATGACAGAGGGCCAATTTTCCAACAACAGTACGATCTGATCATGTCAACCCTCACCAATGAAGATAAATTGAGGATTGCAGACAGACAGGCTATAGCCGTGGATGCATAATGACAACTTATACCTCACCCTTTTCAGGCGACACAATTCAGCCAACAGATGTTAGCTATGCGTCCTATACCAACTTGACTTCTAACTTGGTTCTTCAGTGGCCTGTAAACGGGAACACTGGAAACCCAGCGGCAAGGGTTATGGAGATCAGCTTTACGGGCACTGGTGGCGTGGTTTATATGCCAGATGCCACTCAAGTATCTGTTGGCCAAGACGCCTTGATTCGCAACGTAGGAAGTACTTCTTTTACTGTTGAAGGTTATGGTGGCTCAACGATTGTTGCTGTTAACAGCGGACAAGCAGAGTACATTTATGTCACCAACAATACCACTCAAAACGGCACATGGGGCATTATTGCCTTTGGTGCAGGTTCTTCTGGTGGTACGGCATCTTCGCTTGCTGGATACGGTTTAGAGGCCATTTCTGCCACTTTAAACCAAGCCTACACAATCAGCTCACTGAGTGCTGGATACACCATCCTACCTTCTGACCAAGCCACAGCATTTGTATGGAGTGGAGGTGCGGCAACCGTTAACCTATCTTCTGCCAGTACTTTGGGGGCAAGTTGGTTTATTCTTGTCAAAAACAATGGAACTGGCACATTGACTGTTGCCTGTTCTGGTAGCAATACCATTGATAGTGCAACCACAAAAACTTTTCAGCCTGGTAACTCCGCTTTCATCCTCTGCACAGGCACTGGATTTGTCACTGTTGGCTACGGAACCAGTTCAACCTACGTTTATTCTGTATTGACTTTAACGGTTACCAGTGGCAACTACACACTGACAGCCAGCCAAGCATCAAACACCATTCAAGAGTATTCAGGCACACTGACTGGTAACGTGACGGTGACTTTCCCGCCTGTTGCCAATCTTTATGTAATCAGCAACCAGACAAATGCAAGCGGGTATAGCTTTACAGTAACCACAGGGGTGGCAGGAGGCGCTACAGCAACCGTTCCAGCCTCTGGCCAAGCTACCCTAGTCTGCGATGGTAAAAACTTCTACAACGCGAATACGGTCCAAGCGGGTTCTATTTCCTTTGCTTTGGTCAATGGAAATGCTGGTTCACCTTCTTTGTATTTTGCGTCCGAAACATCTACAGGTATTTACCGAGCAGGTACTGGGGACTTGAGTATCAGCGTTTTGGGAACTGATGTTGCTGACTTCACCAGCGCAGGATTGACCATTTATGGTTCTGGTACTTTCACGCAAGGCATCACTGGTGGTGTATTCTAATGACCAAGCAAATTTATCAAATAGTAACCAAAGCTGGAATCCAGCGAGATGGGACGCTTTTTGATTCTATTTACTATAGAGATGGTCAGTGGGTGAGGTTTCAGCGTGGCCGACCAAGAAAAATTGGTGGTTATCGTGAGATTACAAACGGTATGGCGGGTCCTTCTCGCGGTATCTATGTCAGCCCTCAAAGTGGGTATACAGTCGTCTTTAACGGCTATTCTGATGGCTTGCAATCGATTCCTGTCAACAATGATGGGGTCGGAGCTGGTATTGTTGATTGGGCGCTGTCTAATTTCACGGCCTCACCCAATAATCTTTGGCAGTTTGATAACTTCTTTGATGCGTCTGGGTCTGGAAATAACTTGTTGTTGGCGCACCCTGGGCAAAATTTGTCTGACATCAACAATTCAGTCAACACACCTGTTTTGGCAGGCAACATCACTGGTTCAAGTGCCTCAAAAATAGGCGTTTTTACTCAAACTATCAGCATCTCAAACACCAG